AAGAAGAACAATTTACCAATTGGTAAGTTCATTGCTTGTACTGAAACGATGTCGTTTGCTAATAATTTAGAGAATACACGACGGATAATTGGGAAAACTACAGTCTCGAAAGAACCAGATGCATCAGCTGTTGCTGCTTCATTGATTAAGTAAGACGCTTGGTTTTCATACAATTGCGCGATGTTATCTTTTTGGTGACCGTTAAGACCTTCTAAAAAGCCTAAGTCATCCCATTTTTTGATGGTATCTTCTTTGATAACACGAAGGTGCTTAAGACCGATGTTACCTACCATACCTGATTCTAATAATGCTCCCATTTTGAATATTTGTTTTTGGTTTTTTTATTTATTATTTTATTTTACCCATTAAATCTTTCATTCTCTTGAATTGTGGATTCTCATAAGCTTTAGCTTCTGATAACACTTCTTGAGATGTTGATGTTGATGGAGTGTTAGAGATTTTTTCAACAACTGATTCGGTAACTGTAGTTTTTGTACCTAATTCAGTTTTTATTGTATTGAATAGACTTTTAGCCTCATTCATAGTAGAAACTGAATCAAATCTCTTTAATATGTTCAATTTCTCTTGTTTAGTTGTAGAATGTTCTGTAAATAAACGTGTAGCATAAGCTAAGTTTGCATTGAAAACAGCAACTTCATTAAGTTTTTCTTTAAAAAGGATTAAAGCCTTCTTATACTCAGAATTTTGTTTTTTCAAATTTTCAACTTCTTCATTCATTTCGTGACGTCCAGCTTTGTATTTTTTACCCTGAGGTGCTCTAACGTCAGCTCCGAATGTTCTTGCAGCTTCACCAACTTCTTCTTCTTTAGATTCTTCTTCCTCTTCAGAAACCTCAATTTCTTCAGAATCTTCGTCTTCTTCATCTAACTCAATTTCGTACATGATTTCTTCGTCCGTTTCAGGTTCCATTTCTGGCATTTCCATTTCCGAATCATCATCACCATCAAGTTTGATAATATAATCGTCTTCATCTGTTGTAAGTTCTACATTGTTACCGTCTTTTTTAACTACAATACCATCTTCTGGTTTCATAGCCTTGAAAACTTTAAGAACTTCATCATCTGAAGCACCAGTCATGTCCATCACATCTTCGTCCTCATCGGAAAAATCATCCATAGATGGTTCTTCGTCTTCTGATTCTGAATCTGTAGGTAATTCATCATCACCCATTTCTGAGTCTAATGAATCGATACCCTTAGTTGGATCTTCGTTATCGAGGTCTGTTGTGTCATTTTCAGCATCATCAGCTTCAGCATCATCTGCTGTTACTTCATCGTCTGACATATCGTCTGCCTCTTCGTCAGGATTAACTTCATCCTCAGGTTGCTCAGCAACAGGGATTTCAGTTTCTTCCTCTTCTTCCAATGATTCTTTAAGCAAGTCATTCAGTTCTTGTTTCATAGTTGAAGCAAGTATACCCTTTGCATTTTGCTTTACTGCTTCTTCAAGTGTTTGTACTTGAAGTAACGCTTGTTCTAAAATTGATTTTTCAGTCATTGTGAAATTTTGTTTTATTATCTTATAAATAGTACGATTTTATGAAAAATTCTCTTTTTCAATATAACTACCCCTATAAAATTTATTATTTGGATAAAAAAGTATCTAAATTCCCCATTAATTTTTTCATTCTGCTCTCAACTTGGGGTTTTTTCTCTTCAGACTCTTGATATTGGTCTCTATCTGATTGGTCAGCAAAAACATATGCACCGGGAGTAGATGGTGACGATACTAAATCGAAACACACTAACTCAAAGTCTTCTTGAACAATATTCTGTCCTTTTACGTTTTTAAGTGAACCAACACCACGAGAAGATATACCTAAAGTGGCTCCGTTCATAATTAACATTGCGGCTTGGTCCCCCTTAGTAGATACAATACCCATCTTTCTCCAACCAGGAGAAGTGAATAATTTAATTTTACCCATTAGGATTCTACCGTCCCACCATGTTTCAAGAATTGAATGGGATACCCTATCTAAATCGATAAGTGAAGATGATGGGTGGTTTAGTTCATTTAAGGCACCACCCTTTTTAATTAATGTTTGATATTTCTCGTTTTCCCTTTTAAGTAACATCTCAGGATAAATCCTTCCGTTCTTATTTGCAGTATCGTATTTTTGCAAAACAGCATAAAGGATAAGGTCTTGTGAAAAGTCCATATCCTTTGCCTCTTTAATAATTTGTTTGTTATCCTCTGGTGAAACGTGACCAGCATCGTATTCTATTAAAATTCCGTGTCCAGTCTCTTTTGGTCCTAATATCTTCATTTATAGATTTTATTACTATAAATACATCAAGAACCAAGTTATTTCTTACTTTTGTGAAAATTGAATAGTTTTTTATCAATTAAACTACCATCGATAACATCTTCCAATAAATTTTTTATTGTATTTTTAATTTCTTTTGATTTAACATCGAATTGTTTCTCAACGTATAAAGTTATTTCAAGATTCATAAATGACCTTTTTTCTAACTTAATACCTTTTGTTCTTATATCCAAATCCACAATACATTGGTCTTTAAAATTTGAATCTTTAAGGTTGTATATTGATTCTTTTATTTTTCTTCTTGTTTTTAAAATAGTTTGATTATAATCTTCAGTGTCATTTTCTGGTTGTACCCAAGAATTCAATTTTAAATAAACAGTTTTAAGATTTTTAAAATCTACGGTACCGTAACCGATTTTTACATTATTGTAAATCCCTAATGGGATATACTTACCTGTTTTCATTAATTTCTCATTATTATATATTATTTTATGGTGTTATTAAAAAATAAGGAAAAAAACTTACAAAACCAAAAATAATTTTATATATTTGTAATATACTTATTATATTATGATTATAATCGATTTATCAAAAGAAAAGAGCATTGAAAGTGCACTCAGAACCTACAAACAAAAAGTTCAGAAAACTAAGCAAATTCAAAAATTAAGGGAAAGACAACAATTTGAAAAACCTTCAGTTACTAGAAGAAAAGAAGTTTTAAAAGCTGTGTATGTTCAACAAATAAAAAACGGTCTTAATTAAGACCGTTTTTTAATTCTGTTAATCTGTAGTAGTTGTACTTAGATGTTGTCATTTTACTAACTTCATCTTTTACTTTATTTAGTTTAGTGGTTAATTCAGTGTCATTTGACTCATTTAAAAGTGTAGATACTTGATTAATGATTGATTCTTGTAATTCATTACTTTTGATAATTAAATCGTCATGGGTAATTGATAAAATAGTCTTTAATTCTTCTTTTTGTGATTCTGATAATGTGTTAGAATATAAAACATTAAAATTGTTTGCCAAAACGGCTTGTAACAATGTTTCGTTTGGTACTAATGTCGAACCTTTAGATTCTTGTATTTCCTTTTTAGTTGTTAAATGATTTACTAATTTATTTTTAGCAATTACTTTTTTCTCAATATTTGATAATGAATCTTTTTCAGATAATATATCTAAAGACTCATATAATTCGTTAGTTTCTATTTCGATGTCCCCCAATTTACTATGTAGAGATTCACAAAATACATTTAAATCATTCCAGTTACCCATTGGTTGACCGAAATATGTATTTAATCCCTCAACATACAATTTTGCTGTTTCCTTATCTTCAATATATTTGTTTTCAATTTCTTCATAAAACAAATACATTTCTTTAAATGCTTTGTTTTCTTTAATTGTGTTTAATATATCCTTAACTTCTTTCTTATTTTCTTTAGAATAAGACTCAGTTAATTTTGTCAACATTTTGGTTTTTATAACCCCGAATTTGTTCATTTTTAATCGTTTATAATATCGTTCAATTTATTTTCTATTTCATAAATATTCTGTTGAGCTCTTTCCATGTCAAATAAAATATTTTTTCCTTCTTTTTCTTCTCCCAACATACTCAATATCTTTGATTTTTTAGATTTAGTAAAAGATTCACTCAATGGAGCATCTCCCTCACCACCCGATGGAGGGGTTGCGGGTGCTCCACCCATATCCATTCCACCACCTGCGTCTTCAGTACCCATAGCACCAGCGGCTTCTAATTTTTGTCTTTCCTCTTCTGAAATACCATATTTGGAATCCACATCGTCAAATACACCAGAACGTTTAATTACATTTTGCGTGTTCGTTAACTCAAATCCCATCGCTCTTTCAAGACGTTGTTGTTGTAAGTCTAATATAACTTCGGAATCACTCATACCAAGTATATTCTTTTTAGCCCATGTATGTGAAACAGGTAAGATACCCACTTGAGATTGGTCAGATGTTGCATCTTTATATAATGTAATTTTTTCTTTCCACTGCTCGATTTTTAATAAATCAGATTGTGCCGAAGGATTAGTTAGTGATAAAGAAAAATTATTTAACTCATCTTCTAAACCTAAAAGATATAAATGTACTAATGCAATTTTATTTAATTCTTGAATAACAGATTTTTGAATTCTGTTAATTGTTCTTGCAAAACGAATATCCATTAACGCTAAACTCTTACCTTCACCAACAACCTCCTCAAATCCTAAGAATGCTTTTGGAATACGTAATGCTGCCAATAATTTCTTTTGGATATATTCAATA